GTAAATTGGGAAAATGTTGTTTAAGTTGACAACTTCTGTGCCTTGAGTGTGTGTTGCAGCTGTTGTAAACTCAAATCTGTAGTCTGCCTTCAATCCAACTGCCTTTACAGCGTTAAATCCACGCCCACAGTCTTGAAATAGTGTTGAACCCTTGCTTTGGTAGTAAATTATCTCATCATCTATCAATAAAAGTCCTTCTGACGGAAAATCACGTGTAGATTCAACGTCAATCGTTGTAGAATCTGCAGAAGTTGCAGAAATCAACTTTGTAGTCGTAACTAGATCGCCATAATTGTCAATATTATAATAATCTGACCAGTTTTGAATTATATCAATGCAATATCCTTTTAATTCTTGCGATTTATAGTATTCCTTGACAAAATCAATGAACGTAGGATACTCTTCCCGTATAAACGACGGAAATTGTCCTCTTATATGTGTTGATATTTTGGATCTAGATTCGGGACTGACTTCCGATGGCACAGGCGGTTGTGTAACCGTTGTGGTAGGTGTCGTCCACGACCCAACTCTCCAAGAACTATTTGTCATATTAGATTAATAGCTAGACTCTGGAATTACTCCTGTTCCAGATAAGTTTGAACCACTACTGATAGTATCTTCTACTACAGTAACTACTGAGTTATCTATACCCATAGTAATATAAGTTTCTCGGAGAGAAACCAAGTCATTTGACTTAGGTGTAGCTTTAATTTGTAATGTATTATTTGTTACACTAGTAGATTGTATTATCAAGTCATTAATTACAATCTCTCCCATATCATAATCTACGGATCCCCATAATCCATCAATATACTCAAACTCACCAGTTCCTTTAACGTAGTAAAGTCTTAATGACCCTGCACCATCGTCATTTAGGAAGTAAGTATTGATGTCATCACCCACAATCTTGAATCCACTCGATAATATAGTTGGATTTGTAGATGTTTGTTGGTTAATTCTGTTACCGTAGCAAATACTGTAGTTTACACGAGTGTTTAGATCTACTGTAACGTTCTTTCTCATAGTAATACGAGTGATGTTAGAGGTAATTGACCTTTCTGCATCATCAATAATGTTCTGAACCTTAGAATATTTGAATTTACCACCAAATTTATTAAATTCACCACTAGCATTCAGTGCATTTAGTGTAATTATGATAAGATTCTTTATTTCTGCAGGAGTTCTGCGTGTATTATTGGGATTGTAATACACAAAACTGTTCAAATCTACGTAAAGAACCGATGGATCAATGATTGTAGGTTGAATTGCAGCAACAGAGAAGTCTCTGAGCTTCTTCAATACAGAATTTTTCTCAGAAAGTGATAATTTATCAGCATTTCTTGGTTTGATTGCCAAAAATACCTTACCAAATTGGGGAGGTTCCGCTTCTTCTCCACCGTAACATGCAATTGACGCAACGTTTGGGTATATTTGCGGTATAATTGCCTCATAATCTTGAGTAGAAACTGCTCTACCGAATGCAGAATAGAATTTTGGTGCGGAAAACTTGATAGATTCCGTAGATTCTGGTTCTGCTCCTCCATCTGGGAACGTAACTGTGCTAATTGTAATGCCAGAAGTTATAGCATTGTTCAAATTATCTCTAAAAGTTCCGATATTTTCAAAAACTTTCAGTCCATTAGCACCAGCTCCTGCAGAAGTTGTATATTTTACGGTTACAACGTCTCCATTCTCCAGTGCTTTTCCTATTACACCGTCTCCAAATAGTATTTCTGGTATCTGATACTCACTTTCTTCCAAGTAGAATACTTTAGATGTAGATGTAATCTTAGTAATGTCTGATACTTGTAGGTATTTCTCTGTAATTGTTCCAGAAGTTACCTCTACAATCATGCTTGTAGTATCGACTCTATTGTTTGTTAGTATAAATCTCTGTCTCTGTGTCTCATTTTTTACAAAAGTATCTTGTAAGTATAGTCCTTCCGTTAATTCTAGGTTGTTGAACGATGCAATTCCTGTTAAACTGTCTACAGATTGTGAAACATCTGTTGGAATAGAGAATACAAAGTTGTTATTATCGAGTCCTGTGAAGTTTAGAACCAATCCTGCAGCAATTGTGACTGACTTAGGGTAAGGAAATGCAGTTTGAACTGCAATATTGACTGTAGTTCTTGCTGACTTTGCAGAATTTGGTGTGTAACCAATCATTCTAGCAAGTTTTACAACGTTTTCTCGTAAAACTGCAGTCTCTAGGAACCCTTCATTGACCGCAAGGTTGGCATTTACTGCTGTGTAGTATGTGTTATACGCTAATGTATCAATTAATACAGTAAGAGACGATCCTTCAAAGTCATAATCGCTAAATTGTGACTGCGATTTCAAATATTCTTTGATTTGTGCCTTGATTTGGTTAAATTCAAGAGCATTGACTTGATTAAATGCCATTATGGTTTAAATGCTACTGTAATATCATCAAATTTAGGTTGTATGCCTAATATCAAGTAATTTATGGATACATTGAACTCGTTACGATCCTCTTCAAACACTGTATTTACACTAACAGCGGTAACTCTAGGTTCATATACCTCTATTGCTTCTTCTAAACGGTATTTAATCTCTAAATCCATTGTTGGTGTAAAATTCTCGAACAATAGACCAACTATGTTACCACCGAAGAACGGGTCAAAAGGTTTCTCAAAAAAATTGTAGAGAACAATGTTCTTTACTGACTGTTTAATTGCAGCTTCGTTCTTCAATGACAACACATCGTTTGTCACAGCATTCTTTTCAAATGTTAGTGAAAAGTCCCTAAAGGACTTTGAAGTCAAAGCCATTGAAAACGCAATATACCTTCATCAATGTATTTATACTCGTTTCTCGAAAGGTTTACGTTTTCGCTCTAGTCTATCACTACGAGGATCAGTAATAAGGTATCTACAATACTCATTTCCTTCATCATAGAACTTATCTGACATATCTACAGGAACATTTGCATTCCTTTTACCATCTATAATTCTTTTTGCCTTTCCCATTCTATCCTCCTGCAAATACGTCTTCTGAACCTTCAGCAACTGATGTGCATCCACTGATGCCATCTCCTACTCTACCACATCCTTTACCATTGACAAATACACTTGTGCTACCTGTTGCTATAGGAGCAGAGTGGCCAGGACAAGGTGAACCTGGCAATAGGTGTCCAGTATTATTATCTCCCTGACGAGAGACTCCTATACCGTTTACGAATACATTAGTGCTTGCCCCTTGTCTGGTCATACCAGAACAATGAGTGACATCTGCATCTCCTTTACGTGTGACTGCGGGCATTACTTCCTCTCTCTTGATACTAGTTCCTGTAAGTATTGTGTATACTTGCTCATCTCGTTATGTTCCTCCTCAGTATGAGGCGGTTCTGGCGATACAGGAGCAAACTTAATCAAATGGTCAAACTCATCTGGTAGGTCTCCACATCTATCAAACGTAAGGATTTCTCCCCCTTCTTTGATAATGAACTCTCCTTGCAAATTCTCCATGATAATCTTTTTAATTATTTAGAGATATACGACGCGATTTTTTACCCAAAGGTTCCAACAGTATGTGCCTTACGCATTGGTGGATACTTATACTTCAAGCGAACTGGAACTGGTTTCTTAGTTACCTGTAAGTATATTCGTAGTAGTGTCTCAGTATCTACCAATTGACATCACCATCGCTAGTCCTTTCTATAAGTTGGGTAATGCATTTATCGTGGTCACAAACAACATCAACAAGTTTCTCATACTTGTGATCATCAGATCTCTTCATATAAAGATTATAGTTGGACAGTTTAGATTCTAACTCTCCTACTTTTTCTGTCAGCTTGTCTATTGCTTTCCACGCTGCAGAGTGCCTCAAAAGTAACTCTTCATACCTATCTCTGACATCTCTATCAACATGTGTGAAGTAGTCGCCTGACATTAAATTTCCTCCTTGAATACTAATTGTTCATTATTATCATAGTTCAATCTCCAATCATCCGTGATGACATAGTAACCAATGATACTAGAACCATCACACCTATACCCATACGCTCTTACTTTTTGTCTTACATTGTCTATAAGAAATGTTTTGGTTCCATTTAGGTAAGTGGAGAACCGTTCGTCGAGGCGGATCATAGGTCGGTGAAGAAGAGGTCAACTTGTGATATTTATTATATCACCAATTCCTAACATTTGTCAACGTTCACAGTTATTGATAAAGGTATCCCATAGTGTTGGGAGGTAAGTTCATTAACTGTGTAAACCTGTCAGTATACTTCTCTATACGTCTTCCACCACCTTTTGTTGGTGTATACATTAACTCTCTCATGTTCTCTGCTATCTTTCCTTTCTTATGCTTAGTGAATGCTTCTTTCCTAGTCCAGAGATCGTAGAAGATATCCTTGTCATCAGTGTGTTCCCACTCGTGGAAGTATCTCTTGGAGATCTTCTCATAGGGACGTTCTTTCATATATTCGATATCAATACCGACTTGCTTTGTAGAGACAGCAACGACGCTAAAGATATGACTGTCCGATTTATTCCAATGCATCGTTATAGGTTCCTTACAGTCTAATACCCGACTACTCAGAAATTCTCTCATGGCACATCTTATCATGCCACCAGAGGGATGGTTAGGTTCATCTATATTACTGAACAGATATACATGTGTGTCATCGTTGTGAAAAATCAAAGGGGGCATTTTTACCTCAGAAAATATTTTGAAAAAATTTTATATTTTATATCTCGCTCGCGGATGCAAGACTTTATAGATTAGCTCTATGGGACTCCTTTAAAACGCCCCCCCGCCCGCGAACTGGGTTAGGGACTGGATCGCTGCTTAAGTTCGACTTAAAGAGCAGTGCATCGCTCACCTTGAAAGTCTTATGCGATCCAGTTCATGTGGTCTTACATTTAGACGAGGGATTACTATCACTCTGTTTCAGTGCTACCTACATCAGGTTTGCCACGCTGCCTAGAATGGGCAGTCGTCAGGAACTACAAACTGTGGTTTCTCTCCTGCCATCCATGCTGACCTCTGCTCATCCTGCCACTCCATGTGTGCCACACGCTTGAGCATCTCATCAACATGAACTTTGCTCATCATCTCGTCATATGTTAGGTCATGCTCTAGCATATACTCAGTATATACTATATCCCTATATAACCCCGTGGTTAGAGTATCCATTATATAACCCCCACTGCACCGAGGTCGCCATAGCAACCCTCGACTACTCGCTTTCCGTTGAGAGCATACCAGACGACCTCTGCATAACCATAATCTTCTGAGATGCTAAGGCATAGTTCATCTGCGAACTGGTGAGAGAGAACTGGTTCTTGAATGTTTGTATTTGGAACTTCGATAAATCTTTGAATTTGCATAATCTAAAATGTGATGTAATTGCTTGTTATCCTTATTATAACCCTTATATGGGTAGGGGGAGGATAAACCCCCCATACTGTAACAATCGTTAATATTGTCTTTCTATCTCTTGAATTAACTCGCTTAACTCGTCATAGTCTGCCATTGTCCATGCTGCACCGTCTGGAGTTTTTAGCATGTTGTATTCTTGCATTTCTATGATGAAGTCGAATGCGTCCTCGCATCTGCTTGCTATATGGTAAAGTGTCTCATCGTTGTTAATCCATAAGGCACAGTTCCAAGTAGTCCAGTCTGCCCAACCGTTGTAATCGGTCTTTGGATCTTCTGTGTTTAGTTCTTGCTGAAGAGTTAAAGTCATGTTTGCTTTAATTGTTTTGTTACTACTATTATAATCCCTAGCACGGTTAATGCTAGGGTTGTTGTGCCACTAATTGAACTGTCTGCTCGGGCTGAAAACGGTCTCTCTTATAAGTCGTTTTGTATATGGTATGTCAGCATTCATTAGTTCTGAGATCTTAACTGAACATTGAACACGTCTCTGGTTCTTACTGTCTACCTTTGGGTGGATCTTAACTAATGCGTCATTGTCTGAGATGCAGTTCTTTAAGACCATTCTTTCTGTTTTAGTTTCCTGCTGTGCTTGCTTTCCTGCGGGTATGTTCTTAATATAGGTTACATACTCTGCAAGTTGGTTGTAATTCATCTTTCCCCATAGTTTGCGTTCATGCTCTGGTCTGATGTAGAAAGTATACTCAGTATGGAATACCTTATTATCCCCGCACTGCTCATATACACCAACAACTAGGTTATAGTCGAATTCCTGCCTACGACGTAGCACGTCGCCACAGTCTACCCTATTACCCTTAGCAGTCTTAATGCTGTAGTCAGATATAGAAAGAAGTCCTTTCATAATATCCATGCCTGACGTATAACCATTTTCTTTTAATGCGTCATAGTCTACCTTAGACAATCCAGTGATCTGTCTAGTCTTAAGATCTTCGTAGTAGTTACCGTGTGCTTGAACTTCCATGTTTGGGTGTTTCGTTGTATGTTTATATTATAGCGTGGACTTATAGTAATTGGCAATACGCGAGATACACGCCACGCTATCAAATGTTACGCTTCGTAGAAG